AGTCTTCATAAAAGCCGGAATCTGTAAAGCTACTGCCTACAATCCTGTAATCTACTAAAGCCTTGTGCCTAAGCTTCGATTTTAATAACCCCGCGTCGTCTACCGTGATTCCTTCCACCGTACACGGGTACAGCGCTTCTATTTCTCCGTTTCTTCCGTACTGCTTCGCAATCGCGCTAATACCTTCGTGCTGCCTGGTGGCTTCTACCGCCTTCCACATGTCAATAGCTGTCATGTATGGGTTAGGGCGAAGGCTTAACAGTTCGTTTAGTCTTTCTTCTGTTGCCCTTCTTATTCCGTTTTCTGTGTCTTGCACCAGGTAAAGCGGCGTTTTTGCTACCGCTTCCGATAACTGCTTAATACATGTAAAGTACGTCGCTTCCCTCATAGCTGCCGCTGGCTGCTCTGAATCTATCCCGAATACCTTTAGGAATATCTTTTCTTCATCCGTAAGCGTTATGCTATCGGTCGTTTCTTCCCTCTTTTCCAAAAAATCTAAAAACATTACTTCTTACCACTCCTAACCAGCATAACCGCCGCTACCAGCATTTCGCCGCTTAGTAGATATAACCCCGCGTGTTTGCTTATGTCATACGTTACCGCAAAAGCAATAACCAGGGCTGCCACTAATAGCGCGTCTGCGACTATTAACCTTTTATTTTTTATCTGTTTTATTCTCTTAAGCATTTTCTACCTTCTTTACATAGCGTCCAGGTATTCAACCGGGTTATAATGTTCAATACCGTTTTCTTCGATACACAATAGTAAGCCCATAAGCATAGCTATAATGCCGTCTATCTTAAATTTCGATTTCTTCTTACTGTACTTCACGCCTAACATTTCGTCGTAAACCGCTATACAGTTCTTAGCCATGAACCGGAAGCACTCATTTTCTGCTATGATGATTCTTTCATCTACTAACAGGTTTTCAAAATCATTTATAACCTGTGTCATGGTCTTCGTTCCCTGTCCTAACGGTATTACTTCCCAACGGTCTTCCAGCCTGTTAATAATCGTCTGGCTTCCCCACTGGTCGAAGCCTATTTGTTCTATCCTGTACGTTTCGTCCAGTTCCGTAGCATGGTCTAAAAACCTATCGAAGTTTATGTATTTTCCGTCAAGCGCTATTAAATCGCCTTTCTTTATCCAATATTCATAAGGGTTATTATCCTTATGCTGTCTGTATGCTACGGTTTCTTTCGGTGTGTACAGATACGGAACGACTATAAAGCGCCCCGTAGTTTCTTCGTAGAATACCAGGACAAAGCCCGTAATATCGTTCTTACTGGATAAATCCAGCCCGCCCCAGCATTTCCAGCCTTTTAGGTCTTCTGTATCTACCTTTTTCGTGCATGTGTCCCATAAATCCATATTGATAGCGCCTTTTTCATGGTCTAACGCTACATGCTGGTTTAGGAACATTCTTCTAAACATGTTTTCCTGTAATGGCATTAACCTAATGCGCTTTGCGTAGTTCGCCAGGTCTTCCAGTTTCCTAAATACCCCTAATGCCGGGTTTGATTTATACCACTGGGCTTCGTCCTCTACGTTACAGTCTTTGTCCGCTTCATATATCCGGTAATAAAAGCTAGGGTCGTTTACCTCTCCGGCTTCTATCTTTTTCGCCATTGTGTAAAGCTGCATTTCCGGGTTTGCTGGGTCTTCCCCGCTGGAAGCTGTCGTAATTGTCATTATTAACGGTTCATCCCATGCACCTTGTCCGGTTCTAAGCTTTCCGTACATTTCGTCGTTTTTTGCCTGGTGTATCTCGTCCAGGACTGCCACATAGTCGTTAAAACTGTCCGCATTATCCGCGTCAGAAGACAGTACCATAAGTTTATTACCGTTGTCCTTCCGTACAATGGTTTTTGTACTGCTCGTTATCTTGCAGTACCGCCTTAAGGTCTTATTTGTCTTTATGAAATGTTCTACAGTTGCGTATAATTCCCCCGCCTGTTTCGTCGTATTTGCTGTTAAAATAAAAAGCGCGCCGAAGATATGCCGCTGACAGAAGAACAAATACACTACAATGATTGCCGCTAAGAATGATTTACCATTTTTTCGCGGTATGTTTATATGTGCTTCTCTATGTTTGCGCTTGCCGTCGCTTCTTCTCTTTACACAAAGAATTTCGGTTATAATCTCAAACTGAAATTCTAGTAATTCAAATTGTCGGCTTGCGCCCCTGTCATTAGTCAACTTCGACACGAACTTAAATACTTTCGTTGCTTCTTCAACGTCGTAATAATATTCTTCGTTGTCCCACTTCTTTTGTAACTTTTCCAACCAGGAAGCTAATAGCAGTTCCTTTTTAATCATGCGCTACCATTCCGTCTAATTCCGGGTCTATGCCGCTCTCTGAAGCGTTCCCGGCTTCCTTCATCCGCTGCCGCGCCGCCGGGGTTAACCCCAATTCCTTAGCCCATGCCCTTAATTCTGTTTGCGCTTTGTTTGCTATGCTTACTTCTGGTCGTTGCTGCTCGTAGCCGTTGTCCCCAACAAGCATACTGTAGCCCTTTTCGTCTATAATCTGTTCGCACCGTTGCCACTTTGCATAATTGATACAATAGGCTTCCAGTGCCTTTAAGTCTTTGTCTGTAAAATCTTTTCCTTCTTCCGCTAAAATCTTGGCTACTCTGCGCCATTCCTTTTTAGCGGTATCATTTAACCACTTCGGGCATGGTTTAGGCTTATTTTTTTCTTTTTCATTTTCTTCTTTTGCCATGCTTCCACCTCATGCACTCCCCCCTATAGTAAAAATTGCCGTTTTTTTTCAAGCAAAGTTGAACTCGGGACTTTTATTTTATATTTTTAAGTTTTTATATCCCCCCTGTCAGAACGAACTCCCTATAGAACCGTTCTAACATTTCGTATAAAATCTTTTGCATTTTCTTCTTTGCCTTATAGCTGCGGTCATACTCCTTGTGTATGCGCCTATGGTTCGCTTCGCTTAGTCCTATCACGTTCGCCGCGTCCAGTCTTCTAGCCCAGGCTTCCGTTATCTCTTGTATGTGGTGGTAGTTCTCTGCGTCTATAATTCTTCCAGTCGTATAGTATTCGTAAATGTCTATGCCTAGCTGTGCTGCTGCCTGGGCGGCTCTGAACTGCTCCCAGGCTTTGCTATTATAAAACTGCTGCCGCCTGGCTTCCTGTTCGTCCCTCATGCGGCGCTGTTTATATTCTCTGTACTTCTTCCTGTCCGTTTCCCTGTGCTTATCACAGTACTTAACCCCGGCTTCTACTACCTTGTGACAGCCTGGATAACTGCATAACTTCTTTATCATGTGCCGCCCTTCTTTCGGTTAGCGCTGCCCTGGATTTCATGCAGCGCCGGAGGTTTAGGACAAACAAAAAAGAAGAACCAGACAAAGGGGTCGTTACCTCTGTCTAATTCTTCTTGTGTTTGTTCCTTAATATTACCATAAAGTTTTTATAGTTTCAACCGCTTTTATTTGATTTACCCATATACTTTTAAGAGTTTTAGGGTAGGAAAAAGGCTACCAGCCGTAGCCGATAGCCTATATATGTTACAGTGCCAGCTTATATAATACCAACTGATTAAGGCTTACGCCTTCTTCCTCTGCCTGGATTGCTAACCGCTGGTGTAATGATTTTGGAAGTCGTACATTAAACTTCCCGCTATAGTTCTCTGTTCTTTCCGGCAGCGGGATAGGTAATTTATTTTCTAACTTAACCTCTAAATATCCTTCCATAGCTTCGTTAAGATTTTCGTACAATTCTTCCAACGTATCGCCTGTACTCTGGCAGCCGTCCAGTTCTAAGATTTTCCCGTAAAAATAATGCCCGCTTTCGTCGTTCATTTCCTTTACGATTCTTGTATATGGCAGTTCCATATAATCCTTTACTTCCATTATGTCCTACTCCTTTCTATTGCTCTTTTATATTATATCCAGGTTAGGGGATTTACTCCCCTATCCTGTTAAGTATGTCTACTATGTACGCCTTCTTTAATGGGCTTTCCTGTTTGATTGTGGTAAGATCGCCTGTCTCTTTGTTCAAGTACTGTTTGTGGCTTCCTTTCTGTCTTACTCCTTCGTAGCCGTAAGCCCTTAGTACTTTGTCAGCTTCTTCGGGGCGTATTCCGTTCGGCTGTCTTTTCATTTTTTCAATTATCTTTTCTACGCTTGGCACTTGGTTTATCTCCTTTCTGATATTATAGTACCATATTTGGTACTATAAGTCAATTCTTTTTTGCATGTTTTTTATACTTTCTTCTGGTACAAAGTCCATGCAATCGCCGCCAGTTATTAGACTTGTCCGTATTTACTGCTGCCAACTGCTGCCGCTTCCGGCTTCGTTCTAATTGTTTCTTTCTGTCTCTTATGGACTGCTGCCGTAGGCGTTTCTTTGCCTGTTCGTTCCCCATAGCTGCCGCCATTCTTTTATAAAACTCTGAAAAACTGTTTACAATCTGTCTTCCCGCTTCCTGTATTGCTTTCGCTATGCGTCCGAACGCTTCTACTACTGCGTTCCATTCTTCCGGTGTTCCCTTCCATTCTTTCGGCACTTCCATTAGTCTTCCTTCTTTCCGTCTACTACTGTTAAGTTTATCGGTTCTATCATATCTTCCAGCAGTACATAATATGGTTTTTTGTTTCCTGGCGCTGCTTTCAGATTCACATAGGGGAAGTGTACGAAGTACGCCAGTATTTCCATATCCGGGATATTACGCACTTCCTTAACCGTTCCAATCTTCCCCAGGATATGCTTAATATGCTTCTGCTTTACGCCCACTTCCTTAAGCCTGGCTTCGGTGCATGTTACCCGTACTTTCTGCCCTTTTCTTATCTCCATTTCCTTTTACCCCTTTATGTGTTATTACATATCCGCTATCTGTTTCTATCGCTTCTTTGCTGCATAGAAACGGCTTATTCTGTAAATCGTCTACTATTTTCTTGACATCCTTTATATCCATTTTTTAAATTCAGCTTTCTACTACGCTTTTATGGTCTTCCTTGCTTCTCGCAAAAGGCAGCATAGCCGGGAAGCGCCTTGTAATATCTTCCCGGATTTCTTCTACTGTGTTCCTTGTAATGATAATATTTGTAGGTGCTGTCCCTTCAAATAGCCTAGCTACATACTTGTCCGGGTAGTCGTCCGGTTTATTGAGCACACATATAATAGGCTGCTTTAATTCGCTTGTGTCTACATCCGCAAAGCTTTTAACCTCTGTTGTTTTCATTCTCTCCGCCCTTTCTTGCTGCCAGTTCACAGTTAATAACGATTTCCTGTAAATTATAAAAATCGTCTTCGCTGATGTATTCCCTTAAGTTGAATAAATCCGCTGTAAGAATTGCTGTAGCTTCCGGTATGTCTACCGCTTCGTCGTCTGCTGCCGCCTGGTCTTCATCTGCTCCCGTTTCTGGTTCATTCATTGCACCCGCAAGCCCTTGTTTTTCCTGGCTTTGCGGTTCTTTCGTAGTGTCAGATTCTGACACCTTTTTAGACGTTCTTTTAATTGTGTTTTTCAGTGTTTCCACTACTCCAAAATATCCGGCTTCTAGCATAGCTTCCAGCAGTTCCATTAAATCATAGTCCCTAAGATAGTCTGTATACTGCCTATCGTCTCTTTCCAGGTGGAAGCCCCGGTTATCGAAGTACACCGTATAGCCTTCGCCTTCATGTTTGAAGTTAAAGCTTGTCTTCCCCGGTGTATACTTGCCGTCTTCATAGCAAAGCTTCTTTCTGTAGTTCTCAATGATATTTAACAGGGCGTTAATTCCTCTGCTGCCTTTGTAGGATTCTATGAAGTCCTTACTAAACGCCCCGGAATGAAGGATAGCAGTAATATAGCAGCTATACGGAAGCCCTCTGGGCGTATAATCTGGATTTAATACACCGTCAATTTTAAAATGTGCTGTATCGGTCTTTATACTACGCCCGCCTGTTACTTCCGGGTAGTCGTCTAAATCCTGCTGCATATCTACTTGTTTTTCCGGTTCTTTATCCGATACCGGGTACAACTCATTAACCAACTGCACAAAACGCGTCCAGGTTATTTCCTCTGCCCCGTCAAGCCTTACGCCCCTTATACTACAATCATAATCTACGCCGCCGCTATTTCCGCCCGCGTGGCTTCTTCCCAGGTGTTCTATACATGCTTCCTTAAGCTTGCTTCTGTCCCCGTCGTACCGCTTCGCGTGTGCTTCGTAGAATTTCTTTACGGCTGCTGGTGTCGGCTCTTTTTTCTTCTTTTCTTCCTCTACCATTTTCTTAACTTCGCCGCTCAACATTTCCCCGGATTCTATTACTTCCTTCTGCTTTTCCTCTGGCAGCCTGGAAGTTTCGTAAGCCGTGGTAAAATTCATTTTGCCATTCTTAAAGGCTTCCTTTCCTTCCTCGCACAAATTATTAGTAATACTTTCCATTTGTGCCGCTTTTCCGGTCGATACGCCTACAGCGCTTGCTATGTAATCGCGCATTTTGCCTTCTATCTGTACTTCCCCGGATTCCTTCGCCGCAATCAGATACTTCTTAAACTCTGCTACCCCTTCCGTTAACTCCCAATCGCTTAAGCGTCTGCTAAAGATATTCGCGCTATGCAGCGTAAGCATAAACATAGCTTCGGACATTTCCTTTATTTTGCAGTCAATCAGCTTAAAGCTGTCGTGTCCGCGCTCGATATTAAGGACTGCTGCCGCCGTTCTTCTGTGTCCTACTATAATTCTGTCCTGTCCCGCTACCCGTCCTACTATAACTTCCTGTAGCTGCCCCACCAGTAACATATTGTCCGCCAGTTCCTCTATATCTTCCTGGGCGTACTTATTATGCTCGCTTGGAATCAGTGTGCGCGGGTCTAGCTTTATCTTCCGGTATTCCTCTGTAAATATAATGCCCTGTCGGCTGTTCTGGTTCAGTCTGTCGCCTACTCCTAATCTACCCATTATTTACCCTTCCTTTCTTGTTAATCTTATATATTCTGCTGCCAGGCTCTTATAGTCCCTTGTCGCCGCGCTCCTGGGTGTTGTCTCTATAAGGCTCTTTCGCTTCTCATACGTCCAGTCTACAACCTTCTTACTGTAGCGAATATGTGTATTAAAGGTGCTGTACTCGCTTTTCCGTAAGGCTTCTTCGCCCTTCACTACGCTTATGTCGTTCGTAAACATAGTAACCAGGCATTTAACCAGGGATAAGCCGGGGTTATACGGTCTAATTTCCTCTATAACCTCTGTCAGTTCTTCCATTCCGTCTAAGGCGTTCTTATCTGCCTTAATCGGTATAATAACGTCGTCTGCTGCTGCCAGGGCGTTAAGTACATTGATTCCGACACCAGGCGGGCAGTCAATTAAACAATAGTCGTACTGTTCTTCCACCTGGTCTAATACATCCTTCAATCTTACAATCTGGTTCGCTTCCTGGTCTAACATAAGGTCTACTGCTGCCGCGTCCATATTCATATTAGCCGGGATAATGTCAAGCCCTACGCGTCCGCTGCTGCGTATTACGTCTTCTGCCATTGTATCGGTATCGCGTAAGACGTTTTCCATGCTCTTATAATCATAACTATGTACCCCGAAGAACTTACTTACGTTCGCCTGTATATCGTTATCCACCAGCAAAACCCGGTATCTATATACTGTTGCCATAATCAAAGCAAGGTTTATAGCTGTTGTGCTTTTTCCTACTCCACCTTTCAAGTTAACTATTGCTGCTGTCCTCATATTCCTAAGCCTTCCTTTCTGCGGCAGCAGTCTTTACAGGCTCTGCCGCTGCTGCATTGTCTACAGTTACTTTTGTGATATATAACTTTTCCTTGCCACTCGACCAAAAGTAGGCGCTTCGTCTTTTGTTACTCTTTTTTCCCTAAGCAGCCCATATTATCGCAAGTCCTACAATCTTTCCCGCAAAATCCTATAAACCGCTTTGCATTTACCCGGTCTGTTAGCTTCGCCTTCTCTGCTGGGTATGTGTCACTTTTAATATCCAGGCTTTCTAATGCTCCGTCCAGATACGCCTTAATAACCTCTATAGCTGCGTCCGAACCATACGCTATAATAGCCCTTCCGCCGATTCTGTTAATAGTGTCAATAAAAATAAGCTGTTCTTCTGTTGCTTTATTGCTTCCTACCTTCAATTCGACATACAGGTTATTATAGCCGCCTGCTGCATACGGTAAGCATATATCGCTTACCCCTGGCTTCATGCCCTGGCGCTTTAGGTCTGCCCCAGCCCTTACGCTTCTCTTTCCTTCGTTGGCTGCATGATACATAGCCTTAAGTACCGGTGTCTGTGACTGCTCCCAGCGTGCCCAATCGAAAACGGCGGCTTGTGCCTGGGCTTCGCTTTCTCTACGCTCCATACTCTAATACCCTTTCCGCTGCTCCCTGGGCTGCCTTGGCGGCTGCTTCTGCTGCCGTTTCCAGTTCAACGCTTAAGCATTTCCCTTTTGCACTTAATATAATTGCCTTCTTCATGCAGCCGTTATCACTGTAATTTCTACAGGTTTTCATACCACACACTACGTTAGTACTGCTCATTGTCCTTATCCTTTCCCGTTATTTTCTCTGCCAGCATTAAGACATACAGCGGAAGAACCAAAAACCACACCGTACTAATTATCCATGCCGTTAACGAAGCCTTCCCGAACAGCTCCGGCGTTTCCATTGGTTCGTAGTACCCTTCTTCTTCGTCGTTCTTACGCACCGCCCACATGATTAGCGGTACAGATATAACGGCACATACGCAAAAGCCCACTAGGTACACCGTAACGGCGATAAGTAACACCTTATTCATGGGCTTTTCCCTGGTCTTCCCCGGCTGCTGCCGTCTCTGCCTTAAGCTGCTGCTTTGCCTTCCCTGGTGTCTCTGCTATGTACTGCCCTACCGCCTTCGTGATTTCTTCCACTGCTAAGGCTGTTACTGCTCCGTCGGCTTCGTATTTCTTTAATACCGTATCTAAAGCCTGTCCCGCTAAGGCGATACCATTTACTAAGCCTTCTTCGTAGCCGTTGTCGTAGCTTCGGTCTGTTACCCTAGATAAGTACCCGTCTAACTCCTGGCGGCTCATTCTCTTAATGCGTCTTGCTGTCTCCCTGTCGATTCCTAAAGTTTTTCCCATTCTAATTCCGTTTCCTTCCATGTCTGATTGATTCTTACGAACGTATAAGTAAAGAACGTGTAGCCTGTCTTTTCGTGTATACCTTCCCTAACGCTATCGCCGTCCAGGTAATACGATTTTTCCAGCTTCTTAGGCAGCCTGGCTATTTTGTTGTACCAGCCCTTGTCCTTTATCGGTTCTTTTCTTAAGATTGTCGGTTTTCTTAGGTTCTTAGAACTGTTCCAGCGTTTCCCCTGTAAAGCGTTCGGGTCTTTTAACATGCCGTCGCTTTGCTTTATCAGATACGACGCTAACTTAGCGTAGTTCCCGGAATCATCCAGGGGGTTAAAGTGTGTCCGCCCTCTGCCCTTCCAGGCTTTTGTTATTGCCCGCTGGCTTACTTCGTCTGGTGTATTTATAACTAAGTGATGATGTAGCGCCCCCTTCTTGCCGATTTCCATAACGTGTATGTACTTGAATACCAGCCCCAGGGATTTATACAGCTTCCGCATTTCCTGTAAGAAGTCGTCCGCGTCTGCTCTCATTGCCTTCCTTCCGGCTGGACGTTCACTAAGCTTATAATCTAATACTAAATGCGTGTCCCCTTCCTGGAAGTTCTCGTTTATCTCTGCTGCTCTTTTGTTTACTTCTCTCTGTTCATCTGTTGTAAGCTGCTTCCTCTTTCCCCGCTTCACTCCCTTCTTGTTAAATCTGCTGCTATAATACTTTGATACCTCTATGGTATTTCCAGCCTTCACTACCTCTATGATGTACGGCATATACTAACCCACCCTATCGTTAATACTTTTATCAAGCCATAAAAGGGGCGGAAACCCCTTGAAAAATAAGCTTTTTCGTTGACTTCCGCCGTACATTTTGGTATACTTATTTATGTGAGTAAGTACAACATGTACGGCAAAGCCGCTAGATTATTTCCCGATAGTCTAGCGGCTGTTTTATTGTCTTTTTTGGCTTTCTTCGGGTGTGTGTATTCTGCCGTTAAGCAGTTTCTTCTTTCTTCTGTAATTCGTACTGGTTTACTGACAGTTCGTAGCACGTTCTAGGCTCTTTTCCCCTGTCCCCTAAGTCTTTTATATACTCGCGGCTCTGTAAGCGCCCTACGGCTTCGATACAGTCCCCTACATGCAGTTTTTCCGTTGCCCTGGTGGCTGTGCCGTTCCACATGATAGACGGGATATAATCGCTTAACTGGCTTCCGTCCTCTCTGTGTACCGCTAATAACAGGTCTGCAATCAGCAGCCCGCGCGGTGTCTCTCTAATCGGTACTTCCTTACATACAAACCCGGTAATAACTACCTGGTTCGTGATTCCCTTGTAATCGTCGTCTTCCTGGATAGAAAACGCCCTTACGGAAATATCCAGCTTGTCCTTAATGTTCCTGGTTCTGATTTCTCCGGCAATAAGAAGCTGCGCGCCTACTACTTCCCCTTTTTCGTCAATGTCTGCCAGGGCGTTATATGCTGCCGTGTCTTCCTCTACCACAATGGGCAAAATGTCAATAATTCCGCTTTCCCTCTGTACCGCAAGGTTAAACTTGTAGTACTCTGTTCCTTTTTTGTCTATGCTTGCCTGTTGCGGGTAGTCCAGGACTTCCCCATACAGTGATATAAAATTGTTCATGCTCTCCTACTCCTTTTCCTTCTCTTTCCAGTAATATTCCCTGGTTTCTCCGGTGTCGTCCTTAATGGTAATCGTTCCCCATGCGTCGCCCTTCCCGGTAATCGTCGCTTCCTTCTTTACTGCTGCCGCCTGGGCTTCTTTTGCCTTTATGCTGCTTTCCGCCAGTGTTGCCACTGTGAACAGAATAAGGGCTACTATTGCTACAACTGCTGCTATACTCTTATTATCTCTACGGTTTGCTCCCAGACATCCCAAAAGAGAACATACGGTAATTGCTGCTAAGAAAATCTTTAAAAACATCTTTAGTACTCCTTCCACTTTTCTCTAAATTTTGCCAGGCGCTTATTAAAAGCTTCCTGGTTCTGCTCCCGCTTTGGTTGCTCCGGTTTCGGTGTTCCCGGTCGCTTCCTAAGTTCCGGTCGCTCCGCTGCCGTAAGCACTATCGTATTGTTTGTGTAAAAATCTACTAAGTGCTGCTGCCCGCATACCTCACAGGTGTTAACTACATTGTCTTTCAGATTCAGCAAGCGGCTGTTGCACTTAAGGCAGTTCCGCGCCTTCTTATTCCCCTTGCTGGCAATTCTCTTTAATATCAACTTTTCTTCGTCCCTTCTTCTGTGTCTCTTTTTGCTAATACCATTTTGGTGGCGATATAAAGCGCCTTCTGTGTTACTTCGTCCAGTCCTTCAAGAAGTAAGTTAGCTTCTTCGGCTCTTGCCTTTTTGTGTTCCATGTTCTCAACCGCTGCCGCTGTCATATTAACAGCCCCCTTTCTTCCTTCTGTTCGCTGCCAGACAGCCCCGGAATAATCGTTCTATCGTTTCTTCCTGGCTGCTTAAGCCTACCTTCTGCCCGGTATACGGTACACATGAAATAACCTTAGATTCTGCCGTAGTGCAGTTCCTACGGGCTTCGTTCTCATTTCGCGCCGGAACTAACCGGGTCTGCCTTCTGCCTAATGTTTCTACTTCTACTACAAATTTCTTCACTGTTTTTCACTCCTACTTTTTATGTAATTTTCTACCGCTTCCGTCGCCCGCTTATAACATTCCGTTTCGCTTTCCTCTTTGATTTTGCAAATACTACGGGTTTTCTGTTCTCCCCGGTATTCCCATATTTCTATTAAGCCGTCGTCGTATAAGCTAAAGCGGCTGTGCATACGCAAGTTACTAACCCTCTGCGCTTGCCTGTACACTCTATAGAATTTGCTAATAGCTATTCTACGGTCTGCTTCTTTGTTATCCGTCTTATGCGCTCCCTTCCTTTCTTCACGCCCTTTAATACCAGGCTTAAAACCTTACAGGCTATTACTGTTGCCGCCAGTAAAATAGCGCCCGCTGCCACTGTTACCAGAATAATAAAAACTTTCACGCTCAAACTTTGATACCTCTAAACAAGGACTTTTACGACTGCTGCCACAGCCTTTTATCTTTTGCTTCTCAATGCCGCTATTTCTGCCTTAATGTCTTTTCCGGTGTAATCAGCTAAAAGCTTTTCGCTTATCTGATACGCCCAGGAAGAAGAACCCGGAAGCTGTATAGCTATTCCTATGTTTAGCTTCCCTTGCTGCATAGCCACCCGGACAAACTGCGGCGATACTCCTAAAATGTCCGCTGCTTCCGCTGGCTTTATGTTGTTATCCCTCAATTTATCCCGCCTTTCTTAAAACTCTGCATATTTTAGGATGTGTGCTATAACATCCACAGTCCACCCGTCGCCGCATACATCTTGCATTTGGTAATAGCTTAAAACATCTGTGTAGCCTACAGGTAATGTCTGAGCTAGTTCTATTTCCCTTCTTGTTAAATACCTGCAAAAATCTTCACATTCAATCAGTCCGCTGTTAGGACATCTATCTTGTTTTCTTGTAATGCACCCTATTTTTTCTGCCAAAGTTATATTTTCACAGTTACTCGCTGTTTCTCGTCCTTTTCCTTCGTTCCACATTCTTTCCCTACTCGGTGTTCTTTTTACTTTAAACTGTCTACAATATTCCGGGTCTGTGTCTTTGAAACTCTGGAAGCTTATTTTTTTGTCCTTTGGTTTTTCTACTTCCGGTATGTTTGTCCAGTAAATTCTAGGTCTTTTTGCAAACGTAACTAACTCTGAATTTATGTGTAACCCCTCTACCCCCATATACTTATTAAGTTCTTCTTCTGACTGTTTTTTCATCTTTACATTTTCAAGTAAAAAATACTTCGGTTTCACTTCTCTTAAAATCCTTAGATACTCATAGAAAAGCTTACTTTTTTTCGCCTTCAAGCCCTTCTATTTCTTTTGTACCCATAGATACCCTTGCTATACTAAAGTTCTGGCAAGGGCTGCCCCCTATTATTAGGTCGATATTTCCCGTTTCAAAAACGCCATTTTCTGTTATTAGCGTTTCTGTCTCTTTGTCATATGAAACTTTAGTAATATCTCCGATTTGTACCGTTTGCGGGAAATGTTGCATTGTTACCTTAATAGCAATTTCTTTGATTTCGCTTGCGTAATAATTCTTTACTTTTATGCCTGCTCTTTCTAATGCTAACTGTCCGCAACTAATACCATCAAAAAGACTTAGTACTGTTATTCCTTCCATGTGTCCGCGTCCGAACACGACTAGCCGCATTTTCCTTTAAAGGTTGTTCTTATCCTTTCTTTATTTTGCGTCCTCTGCATTTTTCTAGGCTTGGAACTAGCTACCTTTGGTAGGCTGCATTACGCTTTTTCTTTGTTCTTTTTCGTGGTATAATTATCAAAAAAACTTAAGGGGGTTTACCATGAAACACATTTCATATTCTTTTAGCGATTCTGATATAGACGCTATCACTTTTGCCCTTACCGTCCTTCCGTCCCTGGGTATCGAAGAAACAGAAGCCCAGGCAGCTATTAACTATCAGTGCTGTTGTTCTGCTGGTGAAAAGCTTCTTAAGCACGATACCAACATAGCGCCTAATGAATTTCGTGTTATCCTGGCTTCACTTCAAGCCGTCCAGCTTATCAACCAGGGCGAACTTGAAGTAGACCAGGAAACAAAGCAGAAATGCAGCAGCTACTTATTTACTGTCAATAAGCTTGTGTCTGTCTTTGATAAGCAAATGTCATAGTTTACGCTTACTGCAATTTCATTTTCAAAATTACTATTTACAAGCTGCCGAAGTCTTTCGGCGGCTTCTTTTCTGTCTGGCGGCATTTTCCCACGCTCCTTCCCGGCTTGTTTTACCGTGTAGGCGCTTTTTCTCATTAAAAAAGCTGCTTAAAAACCTGTTAACCTTCCATACGCTCTATAGCTGGCGTAACCGCTGCTATTTTTTCACAGTATGCAGTATCAGCTATTAGCTTGCTTCCTCTGCTGCAAGGTAGCCACCCTTGCCACTAATGCGCCGTGTGGGATTTGAACCCACGACTTACCGCTTATGAGGCGGTCGCTCTAACCACTGAACTAACGGCACTTGCCGGGCGGCTGCTGCCGCCCTTACTTTATTACTTCATTCCCATAGCTTCCATCATTATTCCGGCTGTACTTTCCTTTTCGTCCCACTGTAAAAGCAGCCCCTTAATTGCATACGGAAGGTCGAAAGGTATAGTTACATGTCCTTCTTCCATAGTGTTACATGTTTCATACATTGCGTTGATTGCCGCTAACTGCCATTCCTCTACTTCGTTTTCTTTATCGCTAAGGAATTTCACTACTTCGCTTGCCGCTTTCATGCAGTTGTGCATACATCTAATGTTATTTTCTGCACAGCTTACCATAATTACCGGCTTTCCTTCTGCTTTGGCTTTCTCAAATTCTGCGCGCTGCTTCGCTCCCTTTTCTTCTTCCTCTAACATAAATTCCGCAAAATAACATACAAGCTGTCTGGTTCTTTTAATTGCCTTTTCTCTGGTTTCTGTAAAATTTCTCATCTTCTGCACTCTCCTTTACTTTCCCTGTTTCAGTCCTAAAATGTAAAAATATACTTTTCTCTGTAAGCGATAGTCCATTTTGTCAATGAAGCTATGTAATGCTCGTTTAATAGTGTCCGGCTGCATTGTCCTTTACCTTCCTTTCGTTTTTCTGTTGCTATGCGATAAGTATATATCGCTTTGCTACTTCTTGTCAACACTTTTCGCAAATATTTTTGTTGCTTTGCGATATTTTTTGTGTTATAGTAAAATCACTTCATAGAAAGGGGGCATTGTTTTGAACGGAAGATTAAAACAGCTTAGAAAAGCTTTGAATTTGAAGCAAGGCGATTTTGCCGCTGCGCTTTCAATTTCACAAGGTCACTTGTCGGATGTGGAAAACGGACGTAAAGAAGTATCTGATAGAATTATTAGTATTTGCTCGTTGAAATTCAACGCTAATGAAGAATGGCTTAAGACTGGCAACGGCGATATGTTTAACCCTATGTCCGAAGACGAAGAATTAGATATGTACATAGGTCGCATATCCGGCGGCGAAGATAAGTTTAAAAAGAATCTGCTTAAGGCTCTTTGTAAGCTTACGGATGAAGAATGGAACGTGCTTAAGAAAATCATTGCAGAAATGAAAGAAGGGTAGACGCTATTTACGTCCACCCTTCAACCCCAGGATATAAAAGTATATTTTCCTTAATAATCTTTCTTCCTGGATAGTGTCTATAAGGTTGTGTAGCTTCTCACGCATTTATAGTTAAGCCCCCTTCCTTTGACGCTACCCATTATAAAGGATTTTGCCCGGCTTGTCTTAAATCTTAAAAACATTTCCAAAATCCTGGAAATATTTTTACTACCAGGGCTTCAAAAGTTCGGTTATGGTATACTACTTATATTCTGATTCGTACAGGTCATTGATACGGCAGCCTAAACCTTTGGCTATCTTTTCCAGGTTAGCCAGCGTAGGCGAAGTCTTACCGTTTTCAATGTTGTTAAGTGTGGATTTGCTAACACCTGTCACAGCTGCTACGGCTTCTAATTTCAAGCCTTTAGCGTTTCGCACTTCCCATAAATTCACTTTTACCATGTTCTACCACCTTTCCGCGTGATAGAACAATGTTACAAAATCAAAAGAAAGGCTCTATTATGAACACTAAAGACGAATATTATAACCAAACATTCCGCCTTGTTGGTGTTACCTTTGATAACGAAGACGGTACGAACAGGCAGAAGCTTTTAGAAGATATAAAATTTTTTCATGGTTCTAATGGTATTGACTACAAAAAGGGGGAATTGAAATTAGAACTTGTAAAATATAAGTTTGAAGAC